TAGAATTAGATTAACAATACTTGCACAGAGACACCAAGATTGGGGACACACACCAAGACAATACGGATTGGATAATGCAACAGAGGAATGGGTATGTATGAGTGGTGAAGATAATTATTATGCTCCAGTCTTTGTTGAGAAGATGTTAAAGGCAGGAGAGAACCATCACTTTGTTTATTGTGATATGGTCCACAATTGGATGAATCAAGAATATATTCCAATCAAATCAACATTACAATACGGAACAATAGATATTGGAAACTTTATGTGTAAGACCAATATGGGTAAAAGAATAAAACTACAAACAACAATCTCAGAAGCAGACTGGTTATTCATAGAGGAGTTTAGAAGAAAGTTTGAACACGCAAAAATAAAAAAGGTCAACGGAGTATTGTATGTCCACAATTGATATAACTCCAACCAAGAGACAGAGTGAAGCGTGGCGTTACCTCACAGATGACAAGACCAATATAGTTTTATTTGGTGGGTCAGCTGGTGGAGGAAAGTCTTGGTTGGGTTGTTTATGGATTGCAACAATCTGTTTAAGATATAAAGGTGTCAGATGTTTGGTTGGTAGAAGTGTATTAACACAATTAAGATTAACCACACTCAATACATTATTTGAATTACTTAATACTATGGGATTAAAGAGTGGTGAACATTTCAATTACAATGGACAAAGTAATGTTCTTACATTCTATAACAAGAGTGAGATTATATTCAAGGACCTTGCGTACAACCCATCAGATCCCAACTATGATAGTCTTGGTTCATTAGAGGTATCGGCTTGTTTCATAGATGAGGCCAGTCAAATTTCGTCATTAGCGTACAACATCGTTAAGTCTCGTATAAGATATAAACTAAATGAATATAAACTTATACCAAAAGTCTTAATGACTTGTAACCCTGCAAACAATTGGATTAAGAAGGATTTTTATTTACCACATACACAAGGAAGATTGGATGAGAACAAAGTGTTTATTCCTTCCTTACCTATGGACAATCCACACTTACCACCAACCTATATTGATATGTTAAAGGAGTTACCTCCACAACAAAGAAGAAGATTATTGGAAGGAGATTGGGATTATTTGGATGAGACAGATAGTCTATTCAAGTTTGATGAAATATCAAATAGTGTATTTAGATATAGTCCAAATACAACTGATAAGAAGTATATGACAATAGACGTAGCAAGGTTTGGTGATGACAGGTCCGTGGTGATGGTGTGGGTGGGACTGGTTCTCGTAGAATGTCACGTGTATAGGAAACTATCAACCACAGAATTATCGTCCAATATACAGGACCTAATGCGTTCACACGGGATACATCCAAATAATTGTATTGTGGATAGTGATGGTGTAGGAGGCGGAGTTAGTGACCAATTGAGAGCAACCAACTTTGTCAACAACGCAAGACCATTACACGAACAGAACTTCTCCAATCTAAAATCACAATGTTATGTAAAACTATCTGATATGTTTAGGGAAGGTAAACTAAGTTTGAATATATTGGAACCAAGTGTGATAGATGACTTGACACAAGAGTTACTTAGTGTTAAATTAAAAGATATAGATAAAGATAATAAAGTACAGGTACAATCAAAGGATGAAATGAAAAGGATATTAGGAAAGTCTCCTGACCTTTCAGATTGTATGATGATGAGAATGTTACCTGAAATAAAAACCCAAAAGACAACGGGTAGATACGCAATAATGCAAATATAACATGTTAAAATTCAAACTAAATGAAATAGAATATAAACTACCTGACTTTATATCTATTGAGAATTATGCAAAGATTTACAAGGTAAAAGATTTATTCAGTGATGATTATTTTGCAGCAAAGATTATTAACATAATCACAGACGCACCATTAGAAGAATTATTGGAGGCAGACTATGAGGAAGTATCATACTTAGCCGCATACATCATGTCACAGATACCATTAGAAAAACCAAAGTTCGTAGATAGATTTGAATTGGATGGTGTTCACTATGGGTTCTTTCCTAATTGGAGGGAGTTAACTTTTGCAGAGTTTGTGGATATGGATACCATCTCAACAAAGAAACCTGATGAGTTATTGAATATGTTACACATACTTGCTGCAGTTATGTACAGACCAATCGTAGAAGAAAAGTCAGAACATGATTATAAAATAGAAAAGTATAATGTGGAAACGATGAAAGACAGGTCGGAACTGTTCAAAAAGAAATTAGATATTAAGTACGTTCTCGGAGCACAGTTTTTTTTTATCAACTACGCAAACAGATTTTTAAATTATTCCCATCTGTCTTCGATGCCGACACTCTCGATTTGGATGAAACTGAAACTAATGTGGGTGATGAGGAGATGGATATTCGCAGCAATTTTCAAAAGACGTATGGATGGTTCGTTGTCGTCAACAGAATTGCTGGAAACGATTTTACGAAACACGAAGTTATCTATCAAAAGAAACTAATTGAGATATTAAACCAACTATCGTATTTATTAGATTACGATAGGGAACAAAAGAAATTACAAAATAAACAGGTCAAAACAATATAATTTTATATTTATAGTATATGATAGTTAATTATAAAACAATAATCCAAGATTTAAGTGGGATTGCGTACTATCACAATCAGATTAATTCCTTCGGATATGGTGACATAACACAAATCACCATGGATATTGAAACAAAACAAGAACCCCTATATACAAAAATGTATGTAGTACCTGGTTCTGTACAACTAGCACAAAACAGACTATTATATAATCTTTCAATTATAATATTAGACCAAATTAATGATGACTATTCCAATCAGGAAGAAGTTATGTCAGATACACTTGAGATTTGTAAGGACGTATTTACAATACTCTACCAATCCTACACAGCCAATTATGGTGGTTTTTCTATTGATTATACTCCACTATGGGGTCCAAATGTTACACCGTTTACAGAAAGATTTGAAACGATTTTAGGTGGATGGACGATGAACTTAACAATAGAACAACCCTTCGATTATAATACTTGTGTACTTCCAATATCAGGATTCACAGTACCAGCAAGTGTAAACAAAGTAACTTACTATCAAATTATAGATGATCTAAGAGATTTATCTGTAGCACACGAACAAATCAATTCATTTGGATTTGGTGACATTACCCAATTAACTATGGATATTGAAACCAAACAATCACCTATATATACAAAATTATATGTGGTTCCGAATGATACAGTATTAGCACAAAATCAATTAACATATAATTTCCAAGTAATAGTAGCCGATAGGTTAAAGGATGACTACTCCAATCAGAGAGATGTAATGAATGACACACTTGAAATAATGAAAGATGTGTTCACCTTCTTATATTTATCAGAGTATGAAAGTGAGTGGGACGCCACAGTTGAACCATTTTTAGAAAGATTTGAGGATGTACTGGCAGGGTGGACAATGAGTTTAACACTAACACAACCTTTTGACTACAATAGATGTAATGTCCCTGAAAGACCCTTCGTAAATAAGAAGTGGTATGAACTAGCAGAATTATGGAACACTATATCTACTGACTGGAAAAACGTATAATATAAAAATATTCAAACACTATGGGTCAACTTACCAATCAATATGTTTCACAATCTTATCAAGGTTTATTAAACCTTGAAAATCCATTTACAGGAGTTACCAATTCTTTACAATATGTAACGGATGGTCTTGGTGGAAATACATCATTACAAATATCATCTACGGAAACTAAAGTTACAGGTTCTTTATATGTAACAAATGTTCCAAGTGGTAGTTCTTCAAATCAAGTATTGGTTTGGAACACAAGTACTAATAAAGTAGAAAGAAGAACTGACGCAGGAACTTCAGGAACTAGTGGTACGTCAGGTACCAGTGGAAGTAGTGGTACCTCAGGTTCATCAGGAACTAGTGGAAGTAGTGGTACCTCAGGAACTAGTGGAAGTTCAGGAAGTAGTGGTACGTCAGGTTCTTCAGGAACGAGTGGTAGTAATGGTTCAAGTGGTACGTCAGGTACTAGTGGAAGTTCAGGAAGTAGTGGTACCTCAGGAACATCGGGTTCTTCAGGTACCAGTGGTAGTGATGGAAGTAGTGGAACTTCAGGAACAAGTGGAAGTGATGGAAGCAGTGGTACGTCAGGAACAAGTGGTACATCAGGAACAAGTGGTGATAGTATATTTGCACAAACAGGAAGTTTTTGGGCTACAACAAATAATATACAAATTACAGGTTCTTTAATAGTATCTGGTTCAGAAACTATTACTAGTAATTTACAAATGTTCTCACCATCTTCAATACTGAATGCATCTGTTCAGCCAGGTGCATACATTACATCTTCTTTACCTGTATCACAATCAAATGTAATATTTGCAAATGTAACAACCGCAACATCACAAGGTTCTTTACTTGCTAGCTTTACAGGTTCAATTGTAATATCAGGTTCAAATAATATTTTATTTAACTCAAATAGAACTAATACATTAGTTTTAGCAGGAAGTTATGGATATATTGGTGGTAATAATAATACGTTAATTCAAATACCAACATTAAATACTGGTTCTGTTTATAGACCAGCGTTTAATGGAAATTATTCAAATGCTGCAACAATTTTAAGATTTACATCAGGATCTTTAGCACAACCATCAATTGCAAATAATGTGATATATGGTACATATAACATCACACACGATAGTAGTTCAGTAAGTCACGCAAATAATCTAATTTTTGGTACATTCACAACAATTCATACAGGTAGTCAAGCGGTTGCACAACAAACATTTGCAAATAATATTGTAAATGGAACTTTAACTCATACAGATTATACATCATCGATTGTTAATATGAGTAATAATAATATCGCTGGTGCATCACACACACTAAACAACTTTTACCATACTACAGTCGGTTCAAATACAATAGCATTCAATAGAAACTTTTTAGCAGGACAATTAAATACTGTAACTATATCGGGATCAACAATAACAGGTGGAGCAAGAGCAGTAAGTGATAGTATATTTGGTGGTTTTACAAATGAAATTATTTCATCAGTATCAGGAAGTAATAGTGGTAGTCTTTCTGCAACTCTTTTATATGGTCGTCAACTTGTTTTAAGAGGTAATAGTGCACCCACTACAGGAGGTAGTGCTTTCTTAGGTAGATTTAATGACTCAGGTTCTTTATCAAATTCAGAAGATATTGTATTTGCAGTTGGTACAGGTACAGGAGCAGGAAACAGAAGAACAGGTTTCTATATTGATAGTGGAAGTAATGTTGTTACATCAGGTTCACTTACAAGTATTGGTAATGCAACAATCACAGGTTCATTAAATGTGACTGGTTCAGTTACAATTGCAAACGCAGGTGACCTTACGATGTATGGACACAAGATGTTTAATGCTGCTGAGTTTTGGTCTAATACGACACAAAGCGGAAGTGCTGGTGTAAGTGGTTCATTAAACTTTGATGCTTCGGGTAGTGCTGTAGGTGTATCATTAGTAAGTGGTTCAAGATTAACTGTTGCGAATGGTGGTACATATAATGTACAATTCTCAGCACAGATTGAAACATCTGCTGGTTCTGATACAGCATATGTATGGTTTAAGAAAAACGGAACTAATGTTAGTGATAGTGCAACAAAAGTTGTATTAGCAAATAATACTGCACAGGTAATGACGGTGAATATATTGGATGAAGCAGCTGCAAATGACTACTATGAATTGGGTTATCAGTTTACAAACGGTAACGCAACCGTATTAGCAGAAGTGGCATCAGGTAATATACCAGCAATACCATCAGTAATAGCAACAGTAACACAAGCAAGATAATATGGATTATACTATAATCGCACCAATCATAAAAGATACCATACAGGATGTACTCTCACAAAGGGTGTATCCTTTTGGATTTGCAAAGAATAGAGGATTGAGTGATAAGGTTGCGAGTGGTAAGTTAAGAAGAAGTGTGACAGTAGATGTGGTCCCAAGTGAAGATAGACCTATCATAAGGATATTTATGGAAGACTATTGGCAGTGGGTACAGAGTGGTAGAATGCCAGGAAAAAAGGATGTACCACTTAGTGCAATTGAAGAATGGATTAAGTCAAGAGGGTTGACAGGTAGGGATAAAAAAGGTAAATTTATAAAAAGAAAAAGTTTTGCTTTCGCAATACGAACAAACATAAAAAAATTCGGAATAAGACCATCCAATTTCTTGGACAAAACAATTAATCTATTGGAGACAGACCAAAGGATTATTGATGCGTTAGGACAGGAAGCCTTTGAAGAATTGATAAACAGATTAGAAGGAATTTAAAATGAGTTTTGGATACCCACAATTATACGCAAACGGACTAAACAGTAATACACAAATCAGAAGGTCCACTGACATGATTTATCAAAGAGGTGGAACCTATGAGGTTGTATTAACAGGTAGTACCTACCAATCATCTATGCAGTTGGATGTAGAGTTATTTTCTGATGATGAAAAGGTTGGTACAATGACACTTGTTCCGTATGACGTAACACAATCAGGTGCAACATTTACATATCGTTTTAATATAAGACCATACGAGTACTTATCAAACTTTATAGAATCGGAACACTACCAATACTATTGGTTATATGACTGGTACACAACCAATCAAGATATTAACATTAATAATCCATATCCAAATAAGATTAAGGCGAATTTTAGATATGGGTACAAATACTATAGTGGTTCAACACTAATTCCTGAATTTACAGGTGTATCAACCAATAATTTAAATCACTATACAGACATTCCATTCTGTGCAACAAGTACAGGATTCACTGCAAGTGGATTTACAAACACAGGAAACTATTTTGATTATATCGGTGGTAGTTTCCAAATGGGTAAGGAGAAATATTACTTATCAAACTTTGATCAAGAATTGGGTACAGTAATAGGTACAGGTCTTACAATTAATACAATAGATGTTAATAGAAGATTGTCACCTATGTCTCAGTATCTATTGGATGGACCATCTGTTCCTGAGATGAGTGAGACTGGTAGATTCTTAACAGACGCACCAAGGATACAAACCATACAAGAACACGAAAACTATGTATTGTCTTTCTTAAATGGTCAGACAGGAGATAGACAAGTAATTGAGGCAGACTTTGCGGTGTTTGAATTTTTTGATATTAATAATAATCAGATTGTTTATTTTGAACAACAAATTAATTTTAGTGGTACAACATACCAATCTCCAACAGGATATACCGATACTTTGAGGATATTCAATTTACCTTGTGGTCCAAAAGATATTACAAATATTTATTCTTCTGTTCTATGGCAAAATGTTGCATATTATAGAGTACAATTATTTTATGCATATCCAACTAATACTGCATTTAGAACAACATTAGGACCAATAGGTCCTGTATCAGAGGCATTCTATTTTTATCTATATGATAACTGTGGACCTGAAGATACAAGACTATCCTTTATTAACGCAAGAGGTGGATATGATTATTTTACATTTACAAGATTTAGACAAGACATAAAGAAAATAACAAGACAAACATATAACAACAGATACTACGCAACAAACCTATCATCTCCTGATAGGAATATAGGTAGAACAGTTAAGACTTTTGATACAAATGTTGAAAGAGAATTTGTATTGGAAAGTGACTTTTTAAGTGAGGCGTATGGTAATTGGTTGGAACAATTATTTTATTCTCCTATTGTCTATGAGATGAAAGAAGATTATATTTCTCCATTAGACAGACAGGATAAAATATATAAAGACTTAAGACCTATACAAATACTATCAACAGAAGTTGAGACTATTAACACAAAACACAAAAAATTAAATAAATACAGAATCACTTGTAAATACGCAGATGGTTTCTTCGTAAATAAAGGTTTCTAATATATGTCGCAATTACAACAAACAGTCCTTAGAGTTAAAACAAATGTATTAAGTGATTTAAATGTTACTGGTACAACATCAATATCTCTTACAGGAAACACAGGAGGATTTGTATATTCAGGTGGAACAGGTACATCAAGTTCACCATATACAGGTAATTACCCAACAGTCCCATCATTTTTAACAGTTAATGTTACAGGTAATGGTACATTATATTTTGATTTTACATTATATAGTGTGAGTGTTGGTGGTAACTATCTACAAATATATATACAACATGCTGGTGAGACCTTCTCAAGAAAGGTTTTAACAAGTTATCCTCTTAGTGCAAATAGTTATGCTGATTATTTTAAAGTACAAGGTGGAGATATTGTTACATTTAAACAAGGAGGTTCACCAGTTACAGGAACAAATTATAGTATATATATGGTTCCTGATACAGAATTTATTAAACAAGGGGTATATGAATATGATAATTTAGATTTATATACCGATATTCCAATTAAAATTAATAAGTCATTTGCTGAATTACAGGACATTTCAAAGAAAAATTCTAATTATTCAGTGGGTCTTAGATTACCTGGTAGTAAAAAGAATAATAGATTCTTTGAAAATTTCTATGATGTTGATCAAACATCTTTATATTTTGATGTTACAAAAAAGGTACAATGTGATGTATTAATAAATGACCAAAGTTATTTTACAGGTTATTTAAGACTCAATAGTGTTGGTGTACAAAATTCCAAAGTAGAGTATGACGTTACATTATATTCATCTGTTGCAGATTTATATGGTAATATTGGAACTAAATTATTAAAGGATTTGAACTTTAGAGATGCTGATTATTTTTATAATCATCAGTTCAACAGGGACAACACATTATATGGTTGGAGATATGAAAGTCTAAGGTCATCAAATGTAATTCCCTCAACATGGTTTTATCCTGTTGCACATAACGGATATGTTTATGTAAATACAGGAAACACTTTAACAGTACAAACAGGTACAACATCAGGTACATCAATATATACAACAACTAAATTAGGTAGTTTTGCAACTGCTGCGGCTGCATACGCTGCGGGTTCTCAAAGAGGACATATCAATTCAGTTGAGGATGGTGTAAGAGATAATCAATTAAAACCAGCACTTAATGTTTATGGTTTGATACAATTGATTTTCAAAGAAAACGGATATTCAATTAGTTCAGATTTTTTTAATTCTCCATGGTTTAAATTATTATATACCTATGGATATTTTTCTGATAATAATCCTAAGTTATCTTTTACAGCACCAGTTTTATCTACATTTGGTCCATCAGGTGTTGATGTATTATATACACAAACTGGTACAACAAACATAACTATGTATGTTGTTAAAGCAGGAACAGGTACACCTGCACTATGTAATACAAACATTACAGGTACATTAACAATTAGAAATAATTCTTTTGGTTTTCTTATTCCCGTTGGGTTTACAATACCAGCAAATACACCTGAATATGCAATAAATTGGAGTGCCGGTAATTCATTATATAATTTGACAACTTCGGTTGGTGTGGTTAACAGACCGTTAAACTATCTACCATCTCAAAGTGGTACAACTGTGGATATGGTTGATGGTGAGTATTTGGATATGAATTTATTGATAAATCCTGATATAAAACAAATTGATTTTCTTTCATCAATTGCAAAGAAATTTAATTTAGTTTTTGTTCCAAATAACAATAATCCAAATGAAATAATAATTGAACCATACGAATATTATGTAGGTAAAGGTAGTGTATATGATTGGACAGATAAATTAAGTTATGATAAAGGATTTACTGTACAACCAGCACAGAACTTTGTTGAGAGTGAGTTATATCTTTCAGAAAAAGAAGATGGTGATGCAGGTAATGACGAGTTTAAAAAGACAAACAATAGGATATATGGTAGAAATTTAATACCAAACCCAACTGATTTTAAATCTACAGAGAAAAAGATTGAGACAATATTCTCACCACAATTATTAAGAAAGTGGAATCCTTCGTCTTTAACAGGGGTTACAAACGATGTGGGTATCCCACTTATGTTAAATTATGCGGAAACTTCTCAAGAGAATGATAATGTCGTAGATTGGACATATTCAGGTGTTAAGACAAACCCAAGATTAATATATAACATGGGTAACTTCTCACCATTCTTGGATAATCCACAAGAGATTATTACTCTTACAGGTTTCACATCATATTATTATAAAATTGAAAAGAATGATGGTACAGATCCTCAGGGTAGTTTGGTAAATCCTGTGGTATCTCATACAATACCATTAGGTAATCCTGATAGTAATAAAATTAATAACGATAGTATATCTATCCTTTTTAATTGTGAACCACAAGTAGATATACAAGGTAAGACTGTACAATTATTAGGTAGTGGTTCCACATTAAATATTTTCACAGAACAAAACGCATATAATTTATTCTATTTTGATAGAGTACAAAATTCATATAATAAAAATACAAGATTTTTATCAGGGTATTTTGATTTGAATATAAATGATGTAAATAATTTGGAAGCAGATGATTTAATTAAAGTAAATGACCAATATTTTACTTGGAATAAAGTTGAGGAGTTTAACTTATCCAATCGTGAACTTACAAAAGTTGAATTGGTACAATTTAATAATAATCCAAATTATTATCCGTCAAGATATTTTAAATATCAGTATTGTTCGGGTGATACTACAACTTATAGGTTTAAAACAGATTTTACAGAATCTCAAAGCATTCAAGGTACGAGATACTATTGGTCAATCTTCTACGATTATATGGTAGGAGCATTAGGTGGTAATGTGAGTGGTTTCACATCATCAATACCATATACTGGTAACACATATGTACCATATTCCATTCGTGAAGTTACAGAAGCAGATTATAATGCAAGTGGTACAACATTCCTTTCTGACCCATTAAAAAATTATTTTATTGATTCAGTAGAGGAAGCACCCGATGGTAATATATATAACCAAAGGAATCCTGTCTTTTTATTAAGTTCAGGACAAACAAAGGCTACCCTAAACGTATTTACAGGATGTACGGACTTTAATACACAAGCAGCAAATATTGGTGCAATTGTATATGGTTCACCAGCATCCTCACCTTATACAACGGGTATAACCATAAACGTAACAGATACAGGTTACATCAAATATTCAACATCATCTTCAACAATTTATCAATATGTTGGTACATTAGGAAACTACGATATTCCTGATTGTGCATCTTGTTTATCAGTTGCTGTTGGTATCCCATTTGCAGACCTTGCATCATTTACAATTGTTGATTGTGGAAACCCTTGTTAAAACTATTTATATAATATGAGAGGAAGTATTTTAGTAACATTTGACGAATATTTGGATGGTAGAGGTGGACAAAACTATTCTTTAACTGTTGGTGGAGAATCAAGGGATTCACATTTTACAGATGCAAATAATCTTTATTCTACATTTGTAACAACAGGTCAAACAGTAGTTTTTACTATTAATAGGGCAAGTTATATATATAAATCAGAAGTTGTAATAAAAAGATTAGATTTTACAAATGATGATGAGGCGGGAGATAGAGGTATTAAGGAAACAATTATAAGTCCTGTTATTACTCATCCAAGTGCAGATTCATCTGTTTATACTTTTACTGCAACGACAATAAATTCAGCATATAATTATCATTATGTAATTGATGCTGGTATATCGATTTGTTATAATAATGCTAGTGGATTCACAGGTGGGTCTGGTTCAGAAGTAACAGATATAGATTTATTATCAACAGGAAAAATAATTATAAGTGGTGAATATACGGCATACAGTGGTATTAGCGCAAATAGAATTGTTCAATTAAATGATGATGGTACTGTATATTCAGGATTCAGTTATGGTTCAGGATTTACACCTGATACAACAAATGAAATTGCAGAATTATCGGATGGTAAATTAGTAATAGTAGGACAATTTACAAACTATAATGGAACATCTTGTAACAGAATTATTGGATTAAATGCTGATGGTACTGTTAATACAGGATTTACAACAGGTACAGGATTTAACGGAGACCCTGGCCCAATAGAAAAACAATCTGATGATAAAGTTATTATTGGTGGTAGATTTTGGGAATATAATGGTACAACATCACCAAAAATTATTAGATTAAATACAGACGGTTCATATGACAATACATTCGTTGTAGGTTCAGGATTTACAAGTGGAGGTACATTTAATGATTTAAATTCTGAAGTAAGTTGTTTAGCAATTCAATCAGATGGTAAAATAGTTGTTGGTGGTAACTTTGATGCCTATAGTGGTACAAGTATTACAAGAATTTGTAGATTAAATTCTGATGGTTCTTTGGATAATACATTTAGTACGGGTACAGGATTAAATGGTTTACCTGTTGAAATTAAAGTACAGTCTGATGGTAAGATATTAGTTGGTGGATTCTTCACGTCTTATAATGGAACTACATCAAATAGAATTATAAGATTAAATACTGATGGTTCTATTGATGGGACATTTTCAATTGGTACAGGTTTTAATAATCCTGTTTATGCAATTGAATTTACTTATGATTTTAAAATTATAGTTGGTGGACAATTTACAAACTATAATGGAACATCAAGACAGAATTTAATTTCTTTAAATTCAAATGGATCGATAGATACACAATTTATCGCTACAGCAAATAGTATTGTTTATTCAATTTTAGTATTACCTGATGGTGATGTAATGGTTGGTGGTGCTTTTGGTGTTGTTAATGGTGTTGCAGTACAAAGAATTGTAAGATTAGGACGTACAGGTAGTTTATATAGTTGTTTAGAACCAACTCCAACACCTACTCCTACACCAACGATGACTATAACACCAACGATGACTATAACACCAACACCTGGTACACCAACACCAACGATGACACCTACTTTTACTATAACACCTACTTTTACTATAACACCGACCATAACTCCAACATTTACACCCACACCAACAATAACTCCAGGATTTTGTCCTGAACTTACTGTTAGTAATTTAGTACTTACAAATATTAGATATTATAGGGGTAAATATTTAAATTCAGATTTAAGTGTTACTGTTAATTTAGGACCAACTTGGTATAATGTTTATACTTTTCCTAATGATGGTAATATGTATGTATTTGCACAGTATAGGAATCAGAATTTTGGTCAATGGAATGATGTAATGGGAGTATTATTACCACCTATACAAACATTTACATTTAGTGACTTTTTTGGTCCTGCTTTACCAGTTACTGAAAGTGGGGACTTAATATATCTAAGATGGTTAACTTATTGTAATGATGGCGGACCAAGTTTTGTAATATCTAATGAATTGATTATTGATAGAAATAATCCTTAAAATATTTATAAATTATGAGTAGAAAATATATAAGACAACAAATTTTACAGGATTTTGTCTACCCAAATAACGAAGTATCACAATATGATATTGATAATATTGTACATGACCTGAATGGAAATAGTGTTACTGGTGTTGTAAACTCATTCAGTGCAACAACTTTCACATCATCAAGTCTTTCAATAAGTTATAATATAACTTGGAATTTAAATGGTGCTGAGCCTTGGATTAGAAACTCAAATACTTTAGGAATTGTATCTGTACATATGTTGGCACCAACTCAAAATTATTACAAACCTTGGAGGGTGGTTAGTTCTTTATCTAATTCAACTTTAACATTAACAGGTCTTACTGCAACACAAACCGCAACAATAACTCCTTCAGATGTTGGTTTAACAACATTTACAAGTGGAACATATTATTTTGAGGTAAGATTTATTGGTCATAGAAGTATCTATCCTGTATGTGTTAATTTAAGTTTGACACCAGCTACACCTACACCAACTCCTACTTCAACAATAACACCAACACCAACATTTACTCCGACACCTGGCGTTACGACAACACCTACCCCTACAATAACCCCAACACCTGGTACACCTACTCCTACACCTACTCCTACACCTACACCAATACCTTTAAATGAATATGGTTTCTGTGGTAGAGGTAATAGTGTAAGTGAATCTTGTAACGATGCGGGTCTTAACAATAGAACATTCTATTCTGATTGTGATAGTGGTTCATTCGGTGCAGGTTGTACAGTTTATGTGGATTCCGCAGGTAATACACCATTAACAGGATATACAAACATATTTATGAATGGTGCTAATTATGATATAAATTCATCAACAGGAGTTGTAACAGCATACTCATCAATACAGTGTTAAAAATAATATATATGAATATATACGTAGTAATTGAAAAAGACCATTTAAATGAGATTGTGGTTAGAAACCATAAAGAAAGTTTATTAAGAAACAGAGAACTATTTGAAGAACATCATTTAGATTTTAGTTCAATTAATAAACTTAAAGGAGATAAAAATCTTTTGAACAAAGCGTTCTTAGAGGAACTATCTCTACATATAACAGACTAATTATAATATGGCTGGTAAAAAGATTTTTATTGAGTATGACATTGATAGTAGTGACTTAAAGATTGCTAATGGGGAAACCTTATCACTTACTCAACAACTCCGTTTATTAAAGAAAGAATTACAAAGGGGTGATTTAAAACCTGAACAATTTGATATTCTTCGTAAAAAGATTGGTGATACTGAGGACCAAATTGCTAGAACAACCGTAAAGTCTAAGGACTTTTTTGGTGTTTTATCAACCTTACCTGGCCCTGTTGGTCAGTTTGGTGGTTCACTATTGGCGGTAGTAGATACACTTAAAGTTTTTAGTTCGTTCTCTTTCAAAGACATTAAAAACTCTTTAAGTGATATTGGTGATGATGTTGTAGAAATTACAAGAAATTTTACAGGATTAGGTAAATCAACTCAAGACGTTGGTCAAGCAAATAAAGATTTAGTTACATCAAATCAAGAACTTGCATCATCATCAAATCAGTCAGCAATTGCGGCGGGTGCAACTGCGGGTGCAATATCAACACAAAAGAAAGAAACTCAATTATTAAGAATTGAAACCGACCAAACAGGTCAAGCGATGATTAAGGCGGTCAAACCTATTAAGGATATGACCAAAGAGGAACTTGAGTTATTTAAACAACAAAGAAATAGAGTTGTTCATACAAAAGATTTAACTCAAGCAACCAATGCACAAGCTGTGGCAAGTGAGACTGCAACTGTCGCAACAACTACTCAAACTGTTGCAACACAGACATTAACTGTTGCACAAAGGGCGGCAACATTTGCAACAAACGCGTTAAAAATTGCGTTGGCTTCTTTAGGTATTGGTTTGATTATTATTGCGGTATCTGAATTGGTTAGTTTAATTTCTGAATTTGCTTCAGGTACAAAAGAGGCGGAAAGGGCACAAAAACAATTTAATGATGAATTGGAAAGAACCAATACATTATTGGATTTAGATTTAAAGGCAGCAAAAAGAAGACAAGATTTAAGGGTTGCAGAACTTAAGGCGAGAGGTGCATCAGAGAAAGAAATTAATGACCAAACACTTGAAGGGTTAAAAGAAAACTTCGCCTTAAAACAACAGGCGTTGGAAGATGCAAATGCGTTATACAACAAAACATTAAAAAGAAATGATGAGAACGCATTAAAGGATTTAGAAACCATCGGTAAAAAACAACTTGATTTGGACCAAGAGGTTAAAGACCTTAGAAACCAAATTAAGATTGCTGAATTACAAGATGATATTAAGGCTGCAGAAAAAAGAAAAGAACAAGATAAGGCCGCAGCAGATAAACTTGCACAACAAAGAAAAGAAGCAGAACAAAAAAGAATTAACGATACTAAGAGTGCAGAAGATCAACTTGCTGAGTTAATTAGAAGTAATTCTGAACTTAGAATAAGAGATGAGAGAGAAAGACAATTCCAAGAGTTAAAGAATCAGAAACAAGTAGAAGAAGAAAAGATTAAGGCGTTATCAATATCTGAGGAGTTAAGAGGTAAACTACTTGAACAAGTAAGATTGAAGTACGGATATAAGTTACTCAACATGAACCAAAAGTTCGTTGAGGAGGATTTGAAAGCGTTAAAAGAATTTCAAAGAAAGAGAGAGGATATTGAAATTTCTGCAATTGAAGATACAAGAAAGAGAGAAGATGCAGAAAGAGAAGTAAAATTAAAAAGAGATTTAGAGGATTTAGAGGAGGATAAAGAATTTGCAAAGTTATCTGAGGAAGCAAAAGAGGAAATAAGAAAGAATATCCGTCAAAGATATGCGAATGAGGCAAGAGAAGAAACTAAATCAAGAAATAAAGAAGACCAAGATGACAGATTAAAGAAACTTGATGATGAGTTAAGATTCTTACAAATACGTCAAGAGGCGATTAGGGCAGGTACCAAAGCATTCTTTGATAGTCAAAGAGAAATTCTTGCGGTTGCAGAAAAGAGAGAAATAGAACTTGCTGAAGGTAAGGAGCAAGAAATTACCGCAATCAAAGCGAAGTATGCGAAGTTAAGGAAGGATATTGACCAACAAGAGAAGATGGCTACATTATCAGCCATCGGTGAGACAATCGGTGCGATTGGAAACTTAACCGCAGCAATTGCGGCATCTTATGATGAAGAAGCCAAGACAAGTAAAGAGGCGTTTGAAAAGAGAAAGAAATTACAGATTGCAACTGCGGTAATGTCAGCTGCATCAGGTATTATACAAATCTTAACTCAACCTTCAACACTTCCTTCACCATTCGATTGGATTGTAAAAGGTATTAACGCAGCTGCACTTGCAGTAACAACCGCGGTACAGATTAAGAATATCAAGAACACTAAGTTTGAAGACCAAGGTGGTGGAACAAGACAGGCTGGTACTGTAAGAGGTATGGCTAATGGTGGTATCGTAAGAGGACCTGGTGGACCTAAATCCGATAGTGTTCCAACTAACCTATCAAATGGTGAGGCGGTAATGACAAGCGGTGCAGTGACCATGTTTGCACCATTACTATCTATGATGAATCAAATGGGTGGTGGTGCATCGTTCAGTTCTGACATTAGTGTTGCATCTGCTGATAACCCAATTAGAAATAATCCATCACAGGAACAAACACCTGTAATAATGAAGACCTATGTAGTTGAAAGTGAATTAACAACCTCTCAACAGAAACAGGCTAGGTTAAAAGAATTATCAACTTTATAATATGTCAAAGGGTAAATCCAATAATAGTCACAAATTATCCTTCGGTAAAAGACGTAGTCAACCAACAGGAAAAAAATCTTATGGTCCGAAAGCACAAAGACCAAAGAAGTATCGTGGACAAGGTAGATAGTATAAACCGAATTATTTATATTTTAGTATATGAAGAAAGATAAAACATACGAATTAAGGATAGAAGAAGATGATGAAATATCAGGTATCGACAGTATATCTTTAGTTTCTGAACCAGCAATTGAGATAAATTGGGTTGCGTTCAATAAAGTCAAACCTGAGGACTTTCATATCCCTGATGGTGAAGACGACAAATACATACAAAAATTAGTTGCAACCGCACAGAACGAACAGGAATTGTTTGACGAAGGATGGGTTGTAGATAGTGTTGAGATATTGGATGGTAAGAATAGTTTTATTTCTACAGATCCTAATGGACCTTCTATGGAAGATGAATTGGAATATAATGTTAGATACAAGTATATTCTAAATCCTCGTATATCAGGACAAGGACCTATCATCAATACCACAAGAGATTTTTGTAAGACTCTTATCAATCGTAATTACGTTTGGAGAGTTGAGGATATGGAAAGAACACAGAATGACTTTGGTCAGGCTGCTATGGTTTGGAGAGGTGGTTACAATTGTAGACACGTATGGTCTCGTATCAAATACAGAAAGGATGCTACAATTGTAAACAAGGCGTCAGTTAACAAAGGTAAAGTAGAAGTTAATGGATTCCCAAATGACTTAGTTCCTGATACAAGAGTATTAGGATATTCTGAACCTGATACAGTTACAAACAAAACTCTTGCAAATCCATCACCTTCTACAATTAGAAACTTAGGATTGTCAAAAGAGAAAATGGAAATAGATGACCAAAACGTAAATGTATTTGGTTATCATACAAGATACTTTGCACTATGTCCATCAGCACAAGAACTATTCAGACACCTTGTAACTATGGAAGTAGATGAAGATACACAAGGAATGATTAGAAGTGCGGCACGAGCGGCAGATAATGTTTTTAAAATTGAAATTGAAGTAGTTAAATCAGAAGAAGTAACACAACATCAATACGAAGAAGCACTCATATCAGTTGATGATATAAAAGATATTATGTCTGAGGTTGATAAAAGAGTAGGTATGGAACACGACTTATCTTTTATGGATGACCATATTGAACTAATTTCTGAGTATCTAAAAGAGGATTTGGGTTATGACAATAACTTACCTCCTTTCGTTGATGAAGGTATTAGAAAGAAAAAGAAGAAGAAACAAGAAATGGAAAGTTATTCTGACTATCCTGATTCTGTTAAGAACAACGCTAAGGCGGTACTTAAATGGGTTGATGAAAATGGATGGGGTTCTTGTGGCACTGATGTGGGAAAACAGCGTGCAAACCAACTCGCAAATGGTGAAGCCATTTCGGAGGACACGATTAGGCGCATGTATAGTTACCTATCAAGACATAAAGTAGATTTAGAAAGTTCTAAAGGTTATGGTGATGGTTGTGGTAAGTTGATGTACGATAGTTGGGGTGGTTTATCTGCATTAAGTTGGTCTGAGAGTAAAATCAATTCTATTGATAGGGAGAAAATGTCAAAACAAATGTTCCAAGCAGACGATGATAAACGTATTGTTGTTGGTCCAGCTATGGTTCCTGATTTGAAGATATTCCGTAAAGATAAAAAGGGTAACCCTTATTATGTTACGTTCAAAGCCGATACAATTAAAATGATTATGGAGAAGTATATGAGAAACAAATATACTGACAATAACGACACAGAACATGATGGTAAAGCTGCTGACGATGTATATGTAATTGAGTCTTGGATTAAGGAAGATAAAGAAGATAAGTCCAACAAATATGGATTTGAAGACCTACCCATAGGTACATGGTTTGTATCTATGAAAGTTAGAAATGACGAGGTATGGCAGAAAATAAAGAACAAAGAATTGAATGGATTTAGTGTCTCAGGATACTTTGAGGAGATAGAACAATTCTACAGAGAACAAGAGTTTTTAAGAGAAGTAGCTAAAATCATAAAAGATTTATAGTCTACTGATAATAATTTATATTTCTATATATAAACACAATAATAAATTTAAGTATTATGTCAAATCCAAACAAAGCAATCCAAGAGATTAAATCTTTGATGAGACAATTCGGATTTTTATCTGACAAAGAAGTTACTATGGCGTCTTTTAAACTTGAAGACAATACAATCGTTGAAACTCCTGAACTAAAAGTAGGTAATAAAATTACCAAAATTAGTGAGGAATTTGAAAGAGTTGCATTGGAAGATGGTTCTTACAGACTTGTAGAAAACTTTGAATTGAAAGTTAAAGATGGTGAGATTGTATCAGTAAAAGAAATTTTTGTTGATGCTAAATTAGTTGACGGAACAGCAATCAAAGTTGAAGGTGATTCAGTAATTGAAGGTGCTAAGGTAGTAGTAGTAACCGAAGACGCTGAAATTCCTGCACCAGATGGTGTTCACGAATTGGAGGATGGTAGTAAAGTTGAAACCAAAGATGGTGTAATTGTTAAGGTTGAAGGACCTAAAGAAGAAGAACCAAAAGCAGAGGTGGAAATTGAAGTTAAATCCGAAGAAGATATGGGTGGTATGAAGGAACTATATTCTTTATTAGAAGATATGATGAAAAAAGTATCTGAGAAAATGAAAAATATGGAAGACAAAATGTCGTCTATGGAAGCTGATTTTAATTCATTCAAAAAACAACCAGCAGGTAAGAAAATATCTGATGGTAAAACAGATTTTAATAAACAAGAAAATGTAAACTCAGATGATGCAAGAATCGCAGCAATCATGAGTTTAAGAAAAAAATAAACTAATTAAAAAAATAGTAAAAAAATGAAAAATTATTCAAAAGAAGAATTTGGATACGTAGTTTCAAGTATTACTGGTTTCACAGACCAAACTTCAACTGAGTTGATGATGAAAGCACTTGTAGGTGCACAAACACCAAAGGTGGCAAATGTGAAATTGGGACTAAAAGGGACACAGCAAATCCAAGTATTAGACAGTACTCCAGCATTCCAAGCAGGTGCCTGCGGATGGAACGCATCTGGTACAACATCTTTCTCTCAAGTATCATTAACAGTATGTCCTGAGAGAATTAACGAGTCTTTATGTCCTGACTCACTTTACTCAACTTATCAGTCTTTATTGTTGACTAAAGGTGAAACTGAGGAATCAGTTCCATTTGAACAACAAATTGCTGAATTAAAAGTAAAACAAATTCAACAAAGAATTGAACAAAAATTGTGGCAAGCTACTGTATCAGGTGGTGATTGTTTCGATGGTTTCAAAACATTAATCACTTCAGGTGCAACAGGTGTAGCGGTATCTGCTTCAGGTACAACTTTCTCTGCAAGTGCTGCATATGGTTCTAACGGTAACCCAATCACTGAGGTAGACAAATTAATCTCTGCACTTGATGACAACGCACAAGCGATGGAAGATTTAGTAGTGTTTATGTCTTATTCAAACTTCAGATTGTATGTACAAGCGTTAACAAGAGCTAACTTCTTCACTAACTACATCGGTGGTAGTCAAGCAATTGGTTCTGATGCTAACTCTTACGCAGTACATCCAAATACTAACGTAAAAATTTACCCAACTATCGGTTTAAATGGTTCTAACAAAGTAACTATCGGTCCAGCATCTTACACATTTGTGGGATTTGATTTGTTATCAGATCATGAAAAATTGGATATGTGGTGGTCTCGTGATAACGATGAGATTAGAATCCGTGGTAATTACAACTATGGTGCCGCTATCTTAACGTTCTCAGGTGTGAACTACTTCGCGGTAAATGGTTTATCATAATCGTTTAAGTTCATATAAAAAAACAGGGAGGTGAAAGTCCTCCCAAATTTAAAATAAACGAAAAAATTAATAATAAATAATATGAGTTGCTATATTTCAGAAGGTGTAAGTTTAAACCAATGTAGTGATAGTATTGGTGGTATCCAGAAAGTTTATATCGCAGGTGGAACAGGTACAACCGTTGGTGGTGTTACAGGTTTTACATATAATGCAGATGATGCAATCACGGGTGCTACTGCCGCTGCAGGAACAATATTCTATGGTTTTGAACTTAAGAGAGGTACCAGCCAATTGACCCAGAACATACAAAAGAGCTTCGAGAACGGGACCGTTTTTTTTGAGGAAGTATTGGAAATGGTCTTATTCAAATATGATGAAGATAAAAGAAACATTATATTGAATTTGGCACAGAAGGACAACTTGCAAGTAATTGCAATTGACCAAAATGGTACACAATATATGTTGGGTCAAGTGAGAGGTATGTACGTATCAGCAGGTGCGTTAACTTCAGGATTGGCACTAGGAGACAGAAACGGCATGAATTTCACGTTAACAGGTCAGGAACCAGTTCCTGCAAGAGTTATCAGTGGAACTTTGGCTACTGTGTTCTCAGGTGCTACATTCAACGGATAAATAAATTTGGGTGGATTAAACCTCCAATTACTACATATATCCTACAAAAAGGGGTCTTCGGACCCTTTTTTTTATAATATATCAATTCAATTTTAATTTTTTTATATTTATTATTATACAGACAGATATATGTTATTATTAAATAAAGGTCAACAGAATGAGTTGATATTAAACATCAACAATAATTCAAGAACAGATTTTACAGGATACACTTTGACATTCACACACGTGGTGTCACAAGAGGTAAAATCATATACAATTAATTTATCAAATTCTGCAGTATATGCAGAGAATGATAGATACTGTGAGATAATTCTCAATTTACAAAACGCGGGACAAGACCTAAACTACTTAGGACAATATAACCTTCAAATATTTGGTAATGGTACAAACCTTGTTTATACAGGTATGGCACAATTAAATGGTTCTGAGGAGTCAAATCCGTTTACAGAATATGTTTCACCAGATGAAGATAATTCCAATTATATTTATATACAAGATTAATTATGAGTGAGGAAAAACAAAAATACCAATTAAACAGGGTTAACTTTAGACAAGAACCAATTCTACCAAAGTTTACAGAAGTGTTCCAAAGAGTACCTTGGGTATATTATGGTGACAACAATTTGATGCCACAATACTTAATTACAAGATTTAATAATAGTGCAATCCACAAAGCAATCGTAACAAGCAAGGTTAATCAGATTATGGGTGATGGAGTTGTATCCATCAATAATCCTTTCGCGTCTATTAACTTGATTAACAAGAAAGAAAACGTTTCCGAAGTGATGAAGAAATGTGCGTTAGACCTTGTTTTGTTCGGTGGATATAGTTTAAATATAATTTGGAGTAGAGATAGACAAACTATCGCAGAGATATACCACATAGATTTTAGTAGAGTAAGATGTGGTAAGATTAATCCTGAGACAGATGAAATTGAAAAATATTATTATTCAGCAGATTGGACAAATATAAAAAAATACCCTGTTGAAGAATTTGATACATTCAATCAGGAAGATGGTGAACCATCTCAAATCCTTTATTACAAACAATATCAACCTTCTAATTCTTATTATCCAAATCCTGATTATAGTGGTGCACTTGCAGCTATTGAAATAGATGTAAACATTAAGGAGTTTCACAGTAACAACTTAAAGAATGGTATGTTACCAAGTCTTTGGATTGATTTTGTGAACGGTATCCCTGATGAGGAGAATCAAAGATTAATGACTCGTGCGTTAGAAGAACAATATAGTTCTGTAAACAACGCAGGTAGACCAATCATATCCTTTAACGAGAGTCCTGAACTATCACCAAAAATCACACAGATTGCACCATCATCAAATGATGGGTATTATCAAGCGATATACGATGACATTATCAGAACCATCCTGTCAGGTCATAGGATTAGTTCTGGTGAGTTATTTGGTATCAGTACAAGTGGTAAGTTAGGAACGAGAAACGAGATTGTAGACCACTCAGAATATATTAGAAAGATGGTTATTATGCCATATCAAAATGAATTACTTCCAACATTCAACAAGTTGGTAAGTTTAAAATCACAGAAACCAACAACATTTGAAATTAAACCATTATCAATCTATGAAGTGGGTGATGTTGTGGAACAACCTGTTGTTGAAAATAAACCTGAACAACCAACACAACAATAACACATGGGAGTATTATTAATATCGGAGACCAAGCTGAAACAATTCAGTGTAATCAATAAAAATATGGATATGGACGTTCTCAGGGGACAAATTCAAATCACTCAAGATACAGAATTACAACCACTATTGGGAACAAAGTTCTATAATCATTTATTGAGTCAAGTATCTTCAACAGGTAATACATTTAATAATGATGAACTTACTTTGGTAAATGAGTACATAAGTCCATATCTTATACAAGCAACCTATTTTCGTGCCATGCCGTTCTTACATTATAGAACGATGAATCGATCTATTGTTGAAGGTCAAATGGAAAGTGCTGCACCTGTGGATATTGAAACTATGAAGTATCTAAGGTCAATACAAAAACAAACTGCAGACTTTTATAAAATGAGGTTACAAGACTGGTTAATTACTGGTCAAGGTCAAAACTTATATCCTCAATATCTATCTACATCAACTATTGATGGTATGATTCCTGATAAGTCAGCAAAATACAATAACCCGATTGTTCTAAATCACACCACACGTTACGGTTACGCAAAGAGAGGTTATCCTGGCGGTGGTATTGGAAACTTACCATCATACAGTGAAATAGAATCATCATCACCTCCTTGTTACGATTGTTATTAATGACAATCTCGGTAATAAAATTGAGACAAATACGGAAATGAGTACAGAATTATTATTAATTATATCAAACGCCTTAACAGGTATTGCTGGTTGGTTTGTAGGTCGTAGAAGACAACAAGCTGATACGGACAATCAAGTATTACGTAACCTTGAATTATCTATCAATATCTATGTTAAGATTATTGAAGACCTTAAGAAAGAAATACATGATTTAAATTTAAAAGTTAACGACCTTGAAAAGATGGTTGAGAAACTGATGGATGAGAACAAGAAACTTAAACGACAAAAAACTATATGACATTACCAAGACCAAACGAAGAAGAATTAAAACCATATAATAAGGTGAACTACTTTAATAGACTCTTGTTAGAAATGAATTTATCTCAAGTATTAAAAATTAACCATTTTATTCTTTCAGATTGGATTAGTCAAAACTATGATAGTGTCTATTTATATGACAAAGAATTAAACTTTAAGAAATGAAAAATAGATTAGAAATGGTAAGAAACATCAGATTGGAATTATCTGGTGTTAAGGTTAACAAACCTAAAGAGAACCTACAAGATGACGGATTAGAGGGTGCATGTTGGGAAGGGTATGAACCTATAGGTATGAAGGAGAAAGACGGTAAAATGGTCCCTAATTGCGTACCAGTGGAAGCCAAGAAGGTTAAGGAAGGTTTCCCTATTCCATCACCTGAAAGTGGTGAGGATGAAAATAGTTTTATCTCAAGATGTATGAAAGAGATTGGTGGTGAGTACGACCAAGACCAAGCGTTAGGAATTTGCTACAGTAAACTACGTGGCGAATAATGAATGGCCCAAGATTATGTCTGGCCCAAGCCAGTCATAATTCAGTGATTACAAAAAAAAACCAATTATGAATGGCCCAAGCCAGTCATAATCGGACAAAATAAATAAATGAACACAAAAACGAAACCCCTTCCATTACTGGTCGGGGTCGTTTTGTTTAAGGGGAAGATATGAATAACCTTAAACAATATCTTTATATTTCCAAATATATCCACAAGTATGGTTTCTTTTACCTGTTAAAACAGAAGAAAGATTGCTACCAACTTTAAATTTTTTTTGAATATCTGAACAACAATCCCATTCTTTTATAAAATTACCATTTAAATCATATTGTAAAATTTTTCTATGTCTACTATCGACATGTTTTTCTAATATGTTTTTAGGTAAAGATTTATAATAATCTGTTCTAAAAATAAAATTTTTTAAAACTTTATTTCTAATACCATTTAATGCGTTGGAAATTGAACCTACTTTAATTTTTAATTCTTTACTAGCTATTCCAACACTATTAAATTCTTTTAAAAATTTACCATCTTTGGTATATTGATAAACTTTAGAAGAATTTTTCCTTAAATGTTTTTTTAAAATATTATCAGGCAATTTTTCAAAATATTCATTTTTCCAAATATGATCATATGAAATTTTATATCTACCTTCTAATACACGCAATATATTATTTTTAACCAGATTGTCTTTTGAAACATCATTTATATTATTATATTCAGTTACAAAATTACCATATAAATCATATTTATATATTTTATTATTTTTATATTTTTTTGTTTTAATTGTTTTACTATTTTTAATTTTTTCTAATGAATCATTTGGATATTTTATATAATAATCATAACTCCAAATGTAACCACCAGAATGTACATGTTTATTAACAACAGAAAAATATACTTCTTTACCAAATAAAAATGATGCGGCATTTATATTATCATATTCTTTAACGAAATTACCATTTAAATCATATTGATAAACTTTTCTAAATCCTGCTGGCATGTTAATTATATTTTATTGGTAAATCTACGTTCCCAAATTGTTTTATAATTTTTAGGATTTTGTACTGCAGTTTCTAACATACCTTCAACAAAACGTACATTTCTACCGTGTACATTAGACCAATTATCCCATAAAAATTGACAAGCATCTACCTTAAGTTTTTTTGTAATTTTAGAAGATAAATAAGGACTATTCATTATTTTATCAGTAATAAATCCCCATAATGTTGTTGGAGGTAAAGAAAAATCATAATAGTTACCACCAAATCTTGAACGAAGTGCATGTAAATGTGGGTCAAGATTTTTATAAATTTCATTTTGTGATGGTAATTTTTTATTTGATGTGAAAACAAATATAAAATTATCGACAGGTACTTTCATACCCTCACCTTCCCTTATAAATTTCTTTACTGCAATTAATTCTTTTTCATCACATGCACTGTAAATGTTTTGCATTTTTTTATTGTAAACGTAAGTTCTTTCATCACTTAAAAGACCTTTTAAAATGTCACACCATTCTTCATTCTTCATTAAATTACAATCATCAACATATATTACCACAGGTTTATTTTTAAATTCATCCTTATACACAGCACAAGAAATACCAAATTTAAAAATAGAATTTGAACCTGTTGTTAATCTATGGTCAATTTTCTTATTTTTCAATAAATTTTTAATGGTAACACTTTTAGTCATACCAGCTGAGGATACGATATAATAATGAGGAAACTTATCAGATGATTTAGATTTTAATAAACCATTAATGAAAGTATCAAATTGTTCAGATTCTATTTGACCTTCTTTGATGTAACCCATTAGTTCATCAGTGAACGGTTGAGTTGTTTTTTTAGTTGCCATAATTAAACAGTTCTTAATTTATTTTCAAGTTTCTTAATCTTCTTACAATAACCATAATCATCATTCTGACTCTCGTTATCGTAGAAACATTCTAATGCTAATAGTAATGTATCAACCTCGTCTTCAGTAAATTTCTTGGTGATGTATTTGACGCGTGGTCTCTTTGGTTTCTCTGTTAACATTCTATCAACCTTGTCGATGGTGTTAACCAATTTGTTTAAATCGTTAAAGAAGTTTGTCATATCTTTTGTTTTTGTAAAGGTAGGGACTTTTTACATCCCTACCAAATAAATTATGAATTATTTTAATTCAAGGTTTTTATAAACATAGTTCATACCGTTATACTCGTCATTAGGAATTGTTCCCCACTGAGTCATATAATAAATTTGAAAATTTATCAAACTGATTACTTGCATAATCTCATTTGTAATTTCAATATTCATAAACTCTTGTTCCATAGGTTTACCATTTGGATAACCACATATTTCTTGAAAATGTTTAATGTATGACTCACATCTCTGTTTAGTCAAATGTTGAAACTCAAGTAATGTTTTACAATCATGATGATTACCAATTTCAAGTAATCTCATTTCGTCTTTGAAACATCCATCAATTAATCTGTGTTGTTCATAGGTAATATCCCATAAAGGACCTTCACGTTCCATTTGAAACCATGCATAACCATCGGGTTGGTTTTGTTTGTAGAAATAACCAATACCCATAATGTCTGCTTTCTTTACGTTTTCTTTTAAAAATTGTGACATATCTTTTTTTTTAGAATGTAAAGGTAGGGGATTATTCATCCCCCACCAAATTTAATTTACTTTAATTGAAACCTCTTGGGTGATATTACATGATACATCTTCTCACCATTTTTATACTCGTTAATAAAATCAACATAAAAGTCTTGGTTTGATGGTAACTTAGTCTGAACTAATCTTCTTAGTTCTAATGTACCTAACTCACTGATGACAACTGCAACTGAGATAAATTTACCCAATTGGTCTAATGATGTTGTTTGATTTAAAACTCTCATATCTTTTGTGTTCAGAACGCTGTCCCCCGTTTTTGTTGACACAAAGTTACAGCGACATTTCGGAATATCCAAATTTATTTTAAAAATATTTAAAAAAGTTTTCCACAGGTTATCCACATCAAAAATGACTGGCCCAATAAAAAACCCCCATCGTAGAAACGACAGGGGTTAGTTGGAAAATCAAATCAATTATAAGAACAATTAAAATATAATACTAAAAAGTGATTTAAACAAGGCGTAGACAAAAGAACTTACAAAATATATTAAGAACATACCTACCGTAAATGCTACCATAGTAAGAACAACTTCAACAATTTCTTCTATGTGTTTCTTCATAATAAAAACGAGGACAGGGTAGTAATCAAAAAAAATGGCAGTTTAGATGAATATATAGGAACCAATCCCTGTCCTCTTAAATATAAATATATACAAATCATAAAAAAGTTTCAAGTTCATGTTAAAAAAAAAGGCCGAGGACACACCAATCCCCGACCTTACACGTCTGTCAGAACGCAAGTTTATATAATTTCTTCAAACTTCTTTTGAAGATGTTGGTCAATCTTATCCAACCTATCTCCTAATTCTTTTGAGTATCCTTCCTGACAATATTCTGTAAGGACGTTTGTGATACCCACAATCTCCTTTAAAGTCATAGGAGTACCGATAATTCTACAATAGTCACCAACAAACTTTAGTGTTGATTGACGAACAATACTTTCTTGATTTTTTTGATAGTCTGCCATTTTTAATCGATTTTAATGTTTATATTAAATTTAACTGAAATTTTTGATAATAACAAATCCATGTCATCAATCATTTGTAAAAAATCTATTTCACCATCTTCAGTGAATTTTAATTCAACCTTGATTGCGGTAGGTATTTGTTGAGATTGTCTTCTTTCAATTACATCAGGTAAGGTTTCAGATAACTCATATAAGTTAACTGGTCTACCATTATCGCCAGGTATTGTACCAAGAGAATAAATAATGTTATTGTTGATTAAGGTGTTGATACTCCTTCCAACTGATGATGGTAGAATATTTCCGACCATTTCGTTGTAAACTTCATACACATCCCATGTGGTCATACATCCATACTTCTTAAAGATTTGGAAGATTCTGTTTTCTTGATCCTTCGCACTTGCGATGGCTTGTGCCAATAACTCATCGGTTATTGGTGTCGTTTTGTAGTAAGATTTGATAACTGGCATAATTAATTTGTTTTTTAATAATATAGATAAATATCTTGGAAATTCCAAATGTTATAAAAAAAATTTTAAAGATTTTGAAATTTAGGAAAAATTGGATATATTTATTAATGATGGTGGAGTAGGATACCATTTCAATATAAACTACTATACTTCAGGTAAACTCCTGTTGGACCGTGTACATATTTTTTACCCAGCATTTATCCAGTATCTAGCACCAGCAATAAACAAATATAAAAAAAGTTATCCAGTATCTAGCAAGCATACTGGATTTGTTTGTTGAATTAATTTTATCTATATTTATATATATAAAACAATAACCAGTATGACTAGTAATTACAGAGAAGGACAATTGAGTTTAAAACAATTCTACTCAATACCATACGAAGAAAAGAAAAAGTATATCAACTTCTTACTAGAACTAGATGCTAGTACCAGAAGTGAATTGGATGAATATATCCTTAACCATTTTCATAAGGCTAGTGATACTGGAGCAAAAGTAAAATTTCTTCAACTTGAAGATAGTTGACTTTTAATTTTATTTGCAGTATATTTATTAATGATTTAAAACAGTCATTCCAAATTAATCCCGCCAAGGTTTCTCCCAGTTTCCTAGCGGGATTTTTTATTTATTCTAGATATTTATGATTTGTAGAAAATGTAACTTAGATAAACCTTTGGACCAGTATGGTACTTATTTCCATTCTACTCAACAAAAGATGCGTATTAGAAAGTATTGTAAATCTTGTTATAAAGAACAAAAAAGATTATGGAAGGAAAGTATCAAAGAATTAAAAATAACTCAACCAGTGTCACCAGAACCAGCCACAATCGATTATAGTAACAACCCTGACTATTACAAATGTATTATGTGTGAAGAATGGAAATTATTGATGGTGGATTATTATTTGCACAAAGGTTTGAAACCAATTACAAAAAGGTGCAAGGATTGTCAAAGGGTATTAGACCAAAAAGAAGCTGACGAATATAAGAAGGAAAATGGTGGAAGTTTGATGGTCCCACAACGAGTTGGAGTTTACTTTGATTCTTACCAACGAGAGAACACATTTATACTTATGGGTATAATGGGATATTTATATGATGAGGATACTGGTATTTGGTGGAAACCTGGTGTAAAAGAAATTGTTGATGGTAAACCAAAGTTCTTAAAAGTTAAGAAACATAAAACAAAAAGACTAAGGGTGGTAAATCCTGAGTTATGGAAACAGATGGTTGAACTTAGAAATAGAAACTTGACTTATGTTCAAATTGCTGATAAATTAAATCTAAGTGATACCACTGTTAGAAAATATTTGGTAGAGTATGGCGAAGACGGAACACATAAAGGTGGGTGAATTGGAAATTCCTCTAACCTATTGGGAAATGACAGAACAGGATAAGAATGACTTATGTCTTACCATAATGGATAGTATGTTAATTATATTGGATAAACATCTCAACGAGGGACTCAACAGAATGGATGTATTGGATAAGATGTTAGAGTCAAGCATAATGGTCAACAGACAAGAAGAAGAATATGAAATTTGTGAGGTGATGACCAGAATTAGAAAACTTATTAATGAATAAAACGATTGAACTGTTCATAACCAAAAACTACTATGAACTATTAAAGATAGCAAAGAGGATAACCAAGAATCATGATTTAACTCAGGATTTGTTGCACGAGGTTATTATACAATTATACGCCAAAGAGAATATAGACCTTAAATTTTACGATGACAGTAGTATCAAGTATTACATCGTATCAATCATCCGAATCAATTGGATAAGTAAAACATCACCATTCTATTATAAGGTTCGTAGGGAGTTTCTAAAGTACACAGACTTTATACATAATGTTAATACAGATTGTTTCTTTGAACTATCTGAAGATCAGAAGTACTTTGAAAAACAAAAACTTTTTGATATATTAGAAAAAGAATATAGTGAACTAACATGGTTTCACAAATCTTTAATGGAATTATATTTAACCTTGGGTAGTGTAAACAAAGTAGCAAAACATACAGAGATACCCAAGTCATCAATAATAAAATATATAAAAGAAAGCAAGGACCAAATAAGAAATAATGTTATAGATAAACTTAAAGAAGATGAGTAACGATATTTTGGAAAAGTTCAACCAAGCAAAACAAGAAGCAATAGATAACCCACCAAAGAGAAAGAAAGGTTGTACAAGTTGCAAGAAGAAGAAAGAGGTAATAGAATTACCAGCAGTGGATTTAAACCCTGAACCAATCTATATATATGACGAAGAAGATATTGTTAAAGCATATCACGAGATGGTAAGAAGGGAAGGAATTAAAGAGGAATCAAAAGTATTTATAAGTGGTGTGTATAAACAACTATTCAATGAGGAATTTATATTTGATAGATGTATGAGTTGTAAAAATACACAATACCATAAATTAAGAAACTATATCTTATATAAACTTAAGAAAAGAATATAATGGAAAAGGAAAATAAAGGTGGTAGAAAATCTAACATAGCAACCTATGAGGAAAGGATACCCGAAGCATTTGAAATGATACTCTATGACAAACTCAGCTACACCGAATTTAGACAACAAGGAGCAAAGAGATGGGGAATCTCAGAGCGTGCGGCTGAATCTGTTTGGAAAGACGTTAAGGATCGTATTAAAGCAAGGTTTGACGAAAAGACGGAAGAAATTATTAGTGAACAACTTTCAAGGTATTTTGACTTACTTCAGAGGGCCAGAGAATCAAATAACAAGAGGGTTGAAAGGGAGACGTTAGCAGACATAAATAAACTATATGGATTGGAACAAAGAAAGATTGATATTACATCTAACGGAGAACCAATCTCAATAAACATTAATCTAACAGATTAATATTTTTTTTAATATAATACTCGTAAAACTTCGTTTTTGACTATGTGTAAGATAACAACAAGAAAAGATGGATACCAAGTTGTAACAATTAATGGTAAGATAAAATATCTACATAGATTGTTAGCGGAAGAACACATCCCAAATCCAAATAATTTACCCTGTGTTAATCATATAAATGGAGACAAGACAGATAATCGTATTGAAAATCTTGAATGGACAACAAAAAGAAAGAACTGTGAACACGCAAGATTAAATGGTTTAAGTGAATTAAAATCGCAAGGTGTAAAAGATTTAACTTGGGAACAACATCAAGAAATATTTAAATTAAGAGAAAGTGGATTATCATATAGAAAAATTGGATTAATAATGGGATTAGAATATAGAAGAATAAATGAAACCTATAATGGTAAAAGATATAAAGATTATTATGAAAAAAGAAAGGAGGTAAAACTTGTGTAATTGTAAAAAGAAAAAAGAGGAACCAATTGTAGTTCCACAAACACCTGAACAACAGCACGCAATTGAAATAACTGAGTGGGATGGTGGAATGAACATTGAAATAAAAGATTTAAATACACAAAATGATGAGAGTAATAATGAGGGACCAACACAGTAGTGAAGGTCTATTAGATTTAATTAAAGAATTAGGAGATGTATCCGATAAAACGATGGTAGAAATTGGTTCATTTATCGGTGAATCAACAATCATCTTTGCAAAACATTTTAAACATGTTACAGCAATTGACCCATTCTTACCTGACTATGACCCACAAGACCCAACCTGTAATAGTGGATTTAATTTTGAAGAAGTGTTTCAAGAATTTAAAGATAGGATTGAAGAAGAAAAGGATAAGGTCACAATTATTAGAATGAAAAGTGATGATGCGGTCCCACTACTAAAAGACAAATATGATTTTATCTACATTGATGGTTTACATACATACTTTGGTGTAAGAATGGATATATTAGATTATCTACCATTAGTTAAAGAAGGTGGTGTAATTGGTGGTCACGATTATGGTACATCACATCCACATTTACAAGGTGTAACCAAAGCCGTTGACGAGGTGTTAGGTAAACCCGATAAAACATTTAAGGATGGTAGTTGGATAAAATTTTTATAATGAAAGTAGGATTAGTTTGTGTAGCTAAGTGGGAAGACTATTACTTAGATGAATGGTTAGAGTATAACAACAAGTTAGGTTTTGATAAGATTATTATGTACCAAAATGATTGGAGAACAGATATTGAGAAACCTTATCTAATCAAAGAAGTTTGTGATGGTAGGTCAATACAGGTTTCACTATACAATCAAGTATTAAGAACTAACACAGATTATGACTGGCTTGCGTTCATAGATTGTGATGAGTTTATCGTTTTAAAGAGACATAAGAACATCAAAGAATTTATTGAGGAGTATGGTCCAAAACATAATGTCCTGTCTTTAAATTGGTTTATACACGGTAATATGGGTATAGAAAAAAGAACCAGTAATTCATTACTTAAAATGTTTCCTATGAGAAACAAAGATGTTGACCAACATATCAAAGTAATTGTCAACGCAAGAACAGGACAACAAATGATATTACCACACAACTGTCACTTACCATCTATGGATACAAATGGTCGTTTATTCACAGGACCGTTCAATCCAAACGGACCAACAGATGTTGCATACATCAGTCACATCCACAACAAAACAAAAGAGGATTGGGAGTTAAGATGTAAGAGAGGTAGAGTAGATTGTGAAATAGAACATGACCCACACAGGTGGGATAACGAAGTAGGTCATAACCAAGATATAGAAGACCTATCAGCATTTAATTTTATGTATGGCAAAGATTGAGTTTATTATTCCAACTTATTCAAGGATTCACCATTTGGTTACAATCCTTGGTTCATTAAAGGCACAATCAAGTCCTGATTGGACGGCACACGTTGTTGCAGATTGTCCACCTGAAGATATTCAGGAAGAAATTAAAAAGGTTCTAACATTCTTTAATGATGATAGAATTAGATTAACAATACTTGCACAGAGACACCAAGATTGGGGACACACACCAAGACAATACGGATTGGATAATGCAACAGAGGA